TCAAATCGAAAGACGATGTCTCGAACAAAACAAAGTTTGCGGTTTTGAATAGTATCCCCATCATGACTCCTGAAGAGTTTAAAACCAAGTTTTTTTGATAAAATTGAGTCAACTTGATCCGTTTCTTCAATTGTAAAAAAATGGCTGATCACTGTATAATTTGTCTCGAAGAAGAAAATCTTATAACGCCTAGTGAACTGAAATGTGATTGTGTGTTTAAGGTGCACCCCGCGTGTATACAAGACTGGTTTATAATCAAAAAAAAATGCGTTATATGTCACACGTCCATCAAAACAAACAGTGAAATGAGACACGAAACGGTAATCAGTATAATTTACATTTGGTTTAGATATTATCTAATATTGTGCATTATAGCGTTACCGATTATGTTTATCTATTTGATTTGTCGGTTTATGACAACCATGCAAAGATAAATCTTCTTATTTATTGGTGGATGCAAGTAGAAATCCAAAAATAGTTGGATTTCTACATGTTACGATGTCATAAAAAATAAAATAGTTGTAAAATAATTACTCGTCCTGAATCGTGATGCGCTGTTTCTCGAATACCTTCTTCTCCTTGACTAATTCGCCGATGATCGAAATGTATTTGTCGTTCAGTTCGAATCGTTGACCGATGACTCTTGCTTTGAATGTATCACCCTCTTTAATTTCAGCGAATTGTGCTACGTTGTAATGATGATCCTTTGCAATAAATACCACAACGGGAGAGGGAGTTTCTTCCGCACTTTCGGCCCGAATACCAGCCTTTGTTATATTTTTTGCTACACACATAATGAGGGCATTCTCGACGGGAAAACAGACCATACATTCAAACACAACCTCAAATTGTATATTGTTTCCTCGTTGAATAATCCCACTCGAATACGTTATGATTTTAGAAGAATTCGTTTTAATGTATCCCTCGACCACACACTTGCCTTCATAATTCGCGGTTATGTTTTGTTCCAAAGTCTGTTTAATATTTTTACCAACTGCTGTTATGGGTAAAACAATGCTTCGAGTAACTAAACATCTCGAATAAGTCGATAGTATCCGGTTTTCCCGTTTTTTGTATTTTTGTTTTGATTCCATGCTTTTATATTATATATACAATCTTTATTTGTTTTTCAATTTTTTCTAAATTTCAATTAAATTTTACTTGACGGTTATGTTGTAAAGTTTATAGTATATTGCCATATAAGGTGTTATAAACCACGATTTATCATTCTTTTTTATCTTGTCGTAATACCTCAAGATAAATTCTTGTATCACACATAATTCGTCGTGACTAATTGCATCGTGAATTATGTTACCATCTGGGTCCTTCTTCAATCGAGTGTTTTCATTTGTGTATTTTTTCTCCCCGATAATGGAATTTAGGGTTTGAATTGTTTTGTCCTTGCCTGCTTCATCGCATCTTGCACCACGGTCTCGTTTAGAGGTCATGTCCTTGGTTTTGTAGATCATGTAGACATTCTTTTTTTCGTAACCGATGAACCCCACAATCTTATTGTATTTTTCAATGTCGAGAGTAAGCAAATCTTGTATCTCCTTTGAAGACGCAATTCTTTGTTTTTGGATGGGCTCTGTTTCGACCCATGTATTGTTTTCGTCCAACACCATAATCTTCTCTTCATTCAATTTATACATTATATAAACAATAAACGTTTTATTGTTTTTGGCTACCTGAGCTATTATTGAGTTTCTCTCAAAATACTGTTTTATATGCCATTCAAATGAATCTTTTACAAGTTTATCCAATGAATAAATGTAATTCATCAAGTCTAATTTATCATCGAACAACAATAATTCGATCATGTGAGCAATGACAAATTCCAATAAATATTCTTGGATACCCGGGTAGTCTTTAACGATCTTTCTCAATGCAATGCCGCAATATTTAAACCAATCGTGTTCACCTCGTTCAATCTTTTTATTGGTATATTCCTGAACGACATCGAAATTTTGTTTGAATTGTTCGATCAGCAGCTTTGCAGTTTTGAAAGCTTCGAGTTTATCGTCGAAGACTGGCTTCTGTATTTTTTTGTTAATTTCAAATTTGATCATGTCATGTTTGTAATCGATTGGGACCGACCTATCAAACAGAGATATATTTTTGTCTCGAAGTTCAATCGGCTGAAACAAATAATACTCTCCTATATTCACCAATCTTCCGTTTCTACCATATTTGTCTTCTATAAATTCACTATTGTCTTCTATCAATTGAGTCAGGGCCGAGTATATTTGAGTGTAAGGATATTTTTTGGGTATTCGTATCGCATTTATTAAAACTTCTTTTTTGTAAAAAAAGCTTTCTTTGAAGAGCATTCTTATTCTTTGCAATATTTTGTCGGCGTTCATCCGTATGAAATTCTCGTTGTAGGTGTCGTCATTTATGTCGTCGTCGTTTATTTGTTTGTCTGGAGTACAATCATAATAACAGTTTTCCATATAATCACACGCAGCGGAATACGGGGCATCGCCAATTTTGAAGTTGTCCAAGACCATACCGTTAGACAAATGTTGTGTGACGGTGTGTTCTCCCAGAATAGGCGTCATATTCTCTTGGGAAAAGTTGGTTTGGTCGTGATTTATGATGCAATCGACGGCAGTTTCCTTCAATACGCGACTGACTTTACCGATTTGAATTGCTTTGTTCTCGGCGACTCGAAATACGTATAGGTCCGCTGCCTCTTCTTTGTTCTCGTCTCCAAGAATTGTCCCATACAAAAATATTTGCACGTTTCTATTTTCAAAAGTCAGATCCTTGTGGCTGAGATTGCGGACCGCGCGCCCCTTGATTTGATCGAGACGGTTCATGTTGTACCAAGGCTCTAATATGTGAACCTGGCGAATGAATTTTAGGTCGATTCCTTCCGAGCCCGCCTTTGATATCAAAATGACCTTGATCTTTTCGCCATTTTTGTTGTTTTCATTGGTAAGCATCTTAACATCGGCGTCGTTGTTAGGAGATAATCGAAGATCGCCCGTTATCATGGTATAACGCGCTGGCATAAAATCCTTTTCTTTTTCATTTATTGGGGGTTTCATTGTCCTCACATCAACTATTTTTGACGGAGGGGTTTTAAACAATGATTTTTCCCCGTATCGAACAAACCCCATTTCCTCTAATGCGAGAGCCATTGGTATCAGTCCTCCATCAATATATTGAGAATAAATCAAAATAATGCCACTAGACACAGTATTATTGATCGAAACGATTTGTTCCAAAATACATTTGATCTTGGAACTATACTTGCCGATCATATCACGAGAGAAAATCCGTCCATGATTTTTGATCGTTTCGTTCTTATACTCGAAAGATCCCTTTTCCAATGGTGACTTGGTGTCTACAAAATTCATCATCCTGCTCAATCCCAATTTACCCGTTAACTCACGAGGGTCCAAATGTTCAATAGTTCCAGCGGATTGTGGTTTTTCTTCTTCTATTTCCAATTCCTCTTCCTTGTCTAATTCCTCCAAATCAACAATTATGCTAGGGGTTGTGGTCAGGTCTTCTGTTTTTTCGTCTTCTTCAATCGAAAACACTTCCTCTGAAAACGCATCTTGATATTTTTCATTTGGTATTTGCTCGATAATATCCTTCAGTCCTTTGATTGGATACCCGATGATCAACGATTCCAACGGTGTCTGTAAAACAGTGTAACCAAACGATTCCATGTTGTTGAAACTTGGCATTTCCTTAACGGTTCCAGTTTTAGTCGTGATAGAAAAACGCTTAGTCCTTAAATGGTGGATAACATATCTGTAGACGCAATACTGACAATTACCGCAATTACCACAATTACCAATTGTGTTCAAATACAAACTCAATATACGGTTTTTGTCTTGATCTTTTATTTTTTTTAAGTTCATTTGATACGATGGATACGGAATATACGGAAATGTTTGTTTTTTTGCGAAAATGTCTGGATAGACACTGTAAGGAAACGTATAAGGATTTTCGCCTCTCACGAAGGATACATAACCAGTCGCCTTTCGAATCAACAATTCTTTGCCGCCTTCTTTAAAATTTCCATCAGGCGCAAACACGTCTTTCACTTCTATACGCCCCCGACGATCGTTCGTATTCATCAGGTTCAACAACCATATAATCTCCTTGTAACTATTATACATTGGTGTAGCAGATAGAAATAAAAACCGCATGTTTTGCGCTGCCTTTACAAGAAATTCGAGGTTTACCGCGACCTTTTTGTTTTCGTTGTCGTCAGCAATGCGGATATTGTGAACTTCGTCGATCACAATCAATCGATCGTTGAACTCGTTTCGCAATCTTCGAATGATTCGATTGTTGAGAGTTACCTTGACATTTTTTGGGTTTGCGTCTTTTTGTTTCTTACTTTTGCGCTGATCTCGTTCGACTTGAATTTCTTCTTTATATTCCATTTTTTTTATGATGTAATTGGCAAACTGTCCGTAACCTAAAAATAGGTAGTATGTGTTCATAAGCGATTTTATTTGATTGATTACCTTTTCTTTGGATACACCCTTCATGTTTGTTGGATTAATTTCCTTTAACAGTTTATTACCGATGCAACCTTTTAAACTCCACAATCCATCAACCTCTTTTAACTTTCGTTCGTCGAACAACTGAAGTTTAAAATTATCTTGGACGTTTTCCGATGCCACCACTATGATTCGTTTGGTAATGCCAGTTTGTCTCATATAGTCTCTCATCTCTTCGCAGACCCCGATGGCGCTACATGTTTTGCCGCTGCCTAGGCCGTGATACAACAATAAACTATTGTAGGGTGTTTGAAATGATAAAAAGTTTTTGACAAACGCCTGATGGGGCTGCAATTCGAAATCCGCATTGGCTATTATATCCGCTTGTTCTTTGATGTCTTTGTATACAATGCCGTCATATTTTGTATCATTAAACTCTTTTTTTTCTGCTATTTTAATATTGAAATTTACATCGTTTAAGTCGGGATACAAATAGGGAGGGGTATCATCTTTCAAGCAGCTTCTCTCGACGAGTTCTTTTTTAAGCATAAATTTGTTGCAATCTTTTGAATATACATTCTCATTTTCACAATTTAGTCCGGTAAAGTCCGCTTGTAGATCGTAGTCACATGAAATTTCATTATCTTTAACGACTTGTTGTTCCATGACAACGGGAGGTTCAAAGACAACGGGAGGTTCCATGACAACTGGAGGTTCAAGGACAACAGGAGGTTCCAACTCGACCTGTTGATTATTTTTTACGCAATCATTATTCTTATTTCGCCTTGTTCCGTTAGGGCATCGTTTTATTTGCATTATAGTCGGCTCAGTTTCTAATACCGGGTTGAGAGTGGGTTGTTCAAAGTCTAAACGCTCAACATCTTTCTTTACACATTCGTTATTTTTATTTCGCCTCGTTCCGTTTGGACATCTTTTTATTTTAATTACAGATTCCATGTCTATATATCACAAATATAATTTAAATTCTTGTAATACTTTATTCACATTTGTTATTATATTTTTTTTTTCTATATTGTATGGTCTTATAGATGCTAAACATTCGTCGATTGTCTTCCACTCCAATTTGCTAACTTCTGTTTTTTGAAAATTGTTTAAAACACATTCTCCTTCGTTCATTTGCGCCAAAAAATATTTATGTTTGTAGGATTTGTGGTTTGTTCCTATAAAAGTTTCTTCAAATGGAACCAGATTTTCGACAATTGTTATTTTGGATCGCGGAATACCAGTTTCTTCTTCGAATTCTCTCGTCGCACAATCCAAATCTTTTTCTTTTAGATCGCGTCGTCCTTTCGGGAATTCCCATTCTGTCTCGCTCCAAGATGTGTTGCTTTTATCCACGAAATTGCGAAGCGTAATCTTTTCACCACTGAAGACAACTCCGTTTTTTAATAGATCACTTTTCTTGGACGCGGCGAATTCCTCGCTTCTATACTGTGTTTTTGAGTTGTCGCCCCACATTTCTTTCCACTGATCGTCAAATACATCGGCGAGTATTTTTGCTTTTTCGTTTGACGACATTTCGTCGATTATATTTTGAATTTGATTGATGTTGTAAGGCGAGTATTTTCCCCGTATAAAATCAATGTAGCCAAAACTATCTTTTCTTCGTATCATCAAGAATTGTAAACCTTGCAAAGTCCGTTTAAATAGAATGATACCATAGCTGGTCACTGGAAGCTTACATTGATGAAACAGATGACCCTGTTTGCCACAATTGTTACATAAACTGATGTTCTTGATCATATTATGTTATTGTAAATATACGTTTATGTAATTTTCTATAACAAATTGGTTTAGATTGGGTGTAACCGCATGGTGGGGGTTTAACCGCATGTGTCTCCCCGCATGTATCCCCGCATGTGTCTCCCCGCATGGTGGGGGTGTACGGGGGTTTCCCCCGTAAGTTTAGAGTAGTTTTATTTTTACTCGAATATGTATATGACCTATCTTGACCCAAACGTTTGGGGCCCACACTTTTGGTTCTTTTTACATTCGATATCAATGTCATATCCAAATCGACCAAACGCCGTAACAAAAAAAAAATATTACGATTTTATATTGAATATCCCAGTATTCATACCAGTTGAACATATATCGACCGTGATGAGCAAATTGCTCGACGAGTATCCGGTATTACCATATTTGGACAACCGTGAATCATTGGTGCGATGGATGTGGTTCATCCACAACAAAATAAATCAAAAATTAGAAAAACCCCAAATAACACTGAATGACTTTTACATAAAATACTACGAAGCCTACAAACCGACCAATGTGAAAATGCGCGAGTATTACAAATTAAGAGAAAAAATTATATACGGGGGTATACTTGTAACCATGTTGGGATCTATATATTATTTGTACGACAAGTGAAGACCTGTTGTAGAAAAATAAAATATTCGTAAGTATATAACGATGAAAAACTGTAAAGGAGGCAAGGCCCTAGCTTCTGGAGGGTTTGGGTGCGTATTTAGCCCCGCCTTGAGATGCAAAGGAAATGCTTCAAGAACCCCTAAGAATGGTATCAGTAAATTGATGAAGGAAAAATATGCGTTTAAAGAATACGAAGAAATTAACAAAATAAGGGACAAATTAAAAAATATTAAACACTTTTCGGATTATTTCCTGTTGGACGATATCGAAATGTGCAGACCCGCAAAGCTAACAAGTTTTGATCTTAAAAATTTCGAATCAAAATGCACGGCATTACCGAAAGACGGGATCACAAAGACAAATGTGAATTATTCGCTCGACAAATTAATGATATTGAACATGCCAAATGGTGGCATAGCCGTCAACGAATTCATTGATTTGCACGAAAACCTTAACAAGTTGAACGACAGTTTGATTCATCTGTTGGTTAACGGAATCATGCCGATGAACGCTAAAAACGTATATCATTGTGACATCAAAGAGTCCAACGTCCTTGTCGACTCGACCTTTAAAACAAGGTTGATAGACTGGGGGCTCTCAACGGTATACATTCCAAACGAAAACAACCCGTTCCCTTCGACGTGGCGGAACCGTCCCCTTCAATTCAACGTCCCATTTTCGGTAATAATGTTCTCAGATTATTTTGTTCAGAATTATACAAAATATATAAACGATGGGGGGAAAATTACCGAGAATGAGCTTCGACCGTTCGTAGTAAACTACATTCATTTTTGGATGAAAGAGAGGGGCGCCGGGCATTATGGGCTAATCAACGAGATAATGTATATTTTATTCAGTGGGGATCTAACAAACCTTTACGATGAACGCGCGAAATACAAAATGATCGAAACGAATTTTACAATTGTTTACATAACAAACTACATAATTAACGTGCTAGAGAATTTTACCAAGTTTAGAGAGGACGGCACATTGGACCTAAGATACTACTTGGACAATGTCTTCATCAAAATCATCGACAAGTGGGGGTTTGTTATCGCGTATTTGCCATTTTTAGAGCGTTTATTCAATAATTATGATACCTTATCGCAAGAACAATTAAACTTATTTAACAAGTTAAAAAGTATTTATATTGATTATTTATACGTCCCAACGAGCGAACTGATAGACGTCGACAAACTCGTTGTGGATTTACGTGCTCTCGGTAATATTTTAAGACAGGATAAAAAGGGGCGCAAAAAACAGCATAAAAAAACATCTCGGCTTTTTAGCAAGTCTACAAATAGGATAACACGAAGAAAAAAAGATTTATTGTTATTGTCTATATTACCCAAAAAAAGAGCAAAAAATCAAAATAAAATAAAACCATAAATATATAATGAACAAGCACTTCGAGACTCTATGCACTCCCGCAAAGATATATTTTGCCCTGGCAGTGATCGCGTGTATAATTGCGTTGTATAACAGCGCGCCTGTTTTAGCCGTTTTAATGAAACTTGGATTTGCCTTTATTTGGACCTATGGCTTGAATTGGTTGTGTAGCAAGGGTTACAAATCCATTTCTTGGTTGTTGGTGCTTTTGCCTTATATTATTATTGTTTTAGGAATGTTCCGTATGATAAATTTAGCAAAAATGCAACCTAAACAATCCCAGATGCAGCTAATACATCAGTCCGCTTAAATAACCAAATCGCTTAAACAACTAAATCTTTTACCTCTTTACTTGCAAAGAGGTAAAAGATAAAAAGATAATGTAATAATATACATGCGGCTTGAAATATTTATATTAGGAATAACAGCGTTTTTCATTTACAATACATATCATGATGGCAAATATACAAAAATGTTGCTCTCTTTCAAAAAATATTATCAAATGATATTCTTTGGCCTCATCGGTTTTGGAGTTTACTTAATGTTGAAGAGAAATCCGGTTCAAGGTAGAAATCTATTGGTCTGTGCGAACAACGTGGTAAAGTATATGCCGATGGATAAATCTTCGTTGGGCCTTTTATCGCCGATATTTGATTTGACCACCAGAGGGGATTTCATGGGCGGAGGGGGCGATGGAGGATTTGAACAGCAGAATGTAGCCGGAGAAAAAAGGATGCTGAATTCGGGCAAGCACGGAACAAATCGATCAGTTAGCGGAATGAAAAAGAAATACGTAGCTTCACAACAAGAATGGAAATGCGGCGAGTGCAAAAAACAATTGGACTACACTTACGAGGTCGACCACAAAATAAGATTGGAACATGGTGGTGGTAACGACGTTCAAAACCTAATCGCATTGTGTCGTGAGTGTCACGGAAAGAAAACCGTGTTGGAAACATTTTGATATTCCAGGCTTATAATATTTTGTTATAATAATGGACAATTCAAATACCAATACAGAAAATACACTAAAAAAATTAAACACCCCTCAAGCATTCTTTTCAATGTTTGGATTGATATTGGTATTGGTATTTGTAATTTTTTTTTATTTATTTAGTAAAAAACCACCGACGTCGGCGTCATCTATTTCGATGGAGCAAATCACATCAGGGACGCTTATAATTTTATTCTCGTCTTTGTTGCTTTCGATAATTGCCATTGTAATAATACCAAATTTTAAACAATTGTTTGTGCAATTGAGCAGTGCATTCTATATTGTGTTGTATACGATATGTCTAATACTACTCTTCGCTCTACTACCAAGCGACATTTTGGCTAAATACGCGTATATCATCACGCCATTGACGCTGTTTTTGTCTGGGTTGTTTTTGTTCAAGAGTCTAAAGGTAGATTATTTGTCCACGTTCAGCGTGAACTACGAACGAATTAAATCGATAATCATATTTGTTTGTTTGATAGCCCTAATAATAACGTTTTACACTGTCGATCCGGGCGGATTCATAAGTAAATATTTGGGTTATAGCACGGTGTTGACAATGGTTCTCGCAATCTTCAGTTTACTATACACAATCGTTCTCCTGACACTTCAAGATAAAACCACTGCTAGCCCCCCCGTAAGCCTATTTGAAAAATTTTCAAAATTTTCTTTTTATGGGAGCGCATCGTTGGTTTTATTTTTAATCATCGCGACGATAGGAATCGTTCAATTTCCTGGGGGATTAAAAAACAACCCAATAATAGCATCCTCTGTTATAATTTTGATGATACTGGTACTTATATTGTGGGCTATTTTGTTGATCGTCAACGTATTTCCTGAAACCATTGCGGATAAATCTTCAAATGTCAACTACATGAACATATCTAAAAAGGTCATGTTGGCGCTGTTTGGGTTGACCACATCTGGGTTGTTAATAGCTTGGATCGTGTATAACATTCAAAGTTACACTGGGCAATCCAGCATTCCAAGTTTATTACTAAATACGCTGTTATTAATCATAGTGTTATCACTTGCATACAAAACAATGATCGTAAAACTTCCGGTGAACAACTCAAAGAAGGATGGTTTTTTTGAGTTAATCATGAACATTATTTTCTACATTCCGTGTCTCTTTACAGGATTGTTTGATCTCGTATTTAGCGGCGTCACAAAGACGAGCGACAATCACAACAAAACATCTCTATTGATCGTTTCTGCGATTACTTTGGTTTCTCTTGCTTACGTTGGAATCAAGTTGCTATTTACAAAAATTAATCTGCAGGGAGGAAAACTGTTGGTGAACAATCCGGTGTATACAAACGAGTCTCATTCGCTTGTGACTCATCAACAATTAACCGGCGGTGATAACTTCAATTACCAATATGGGCTATCGTGTTGGGTGTTCGTTGATTCTGCGCCACCCAACTCGAATCAATCGTATATAAAATACACAACACTGTTGAATTATGGCGGGAAACCCAATATACTCTACAAGGCGAACACGAACACGCTCATTGTAACTGTAACAAACGCCCATCCGGCGCCGATAAACGAAGCTGAGGAAGGAGACTCGACTGATGTTACGAATGACGATACGGAAATAATTGATGGGGTGTCTCACCGAGTTATATATAAAAACGATAAATTCAAGCTGCAAAAATGGAACAACATCGTTATCAACTACAACGGGGGCACGATGGATATATTTTTGAATGGCGAACTGGTTAAATCGTCTGTCGAGGTGGTTCCATACATGACATTGGATACTTTAACAATAGGCGACAAGGGTGGCGTCAATGGCGGGATTTGCA